AAGGGATACACTTCAAACGTCAATTTGATGCACGATCCTAACCAGGTGGTCGATGGCGTGACGATGTTTGAGATCTGGATCACAGATGAGTCGAGAGGAATCAAACCAATGAAAGGATTTGAAGACGCTCCAGACGGCTCGGCTTTTGCCTCTTATTCGATCGATAATCAAGACGTCTGGAACGATGTCAAGTCGGGTAAATTTAAGGGCTTTAGCGTCGAAGGAATGTTTAATTACAAGAAGGAGCCGAAGACGATGAGCACTGAAGAAAAGCTTTGGTCCGATATCGCAAAGATCCTGGATGAAATCGAGTTCGGTGGTCCTGGTAGTGGAAGACGTCCAGAAGGAGGGGCTGACAAAGGATCAAAGGGTACCGGTAGAATGCCGAAGGTGGCAATCGTAAAACCAGGAGATCCGAGAGTTTCTAGTTTAATGGCAGGAGCTAAAGCTTCAGCTGGCGAAGTGGACAAAGTAGGGAAGGGATATGCAGAAAAACTGGGAGGCGTAGTGACTCCGATCAACTTAAAATCTGAAGATAGCATTTTAAGAAAGGTAAACGACGAAGAAGGTGGAAAGGTAAGCGCGATAAAAGATGCTGTCAGAAACACGGTCGTAATAGATCGAGACAAGATCGGATCAGCCAGAGATCTGGCAAAATCTGATCCTAGATTCAGCGCTGAGAATGGCGGTAGAATTAAGGTTCAGGAAGGCGATCAATTCTTCGGCTATTCTGGAACGATCGTAAACTTCAAGACTGAAAACGGGACGATGGCAGAAATGCAGATCAATACTCCAGCGATGATCTACGCGAAAGAAAAAGAAGGAAGCGCAAGAGCAGTTCTAGGAGACAAGAAATACGACGAGATCGCGAAAAGAACTGGATTACCTGGGGGTCAAGGTCACGCTTTGTATGAGGAGATTAGAGTCTTAAACGCTGGACGTCCAACTGTGGAAAATGTAAAGAGGATCGAGGAGCTAAAATCACAGTCAATAAATTATTACAAAAATTTTGGTTTCTAAATAAAAATTTATATATTGTAAATATGAGTGACTTGATGAATTTAGTAGAGCGCTTGAACAGCGTGCCAGTTTATTTGCTTTTAGAAAGCGAAGAATTGGTAATTAAAAGTCTTCCAGAAAATCCGAGCTTGATCGCAAAAAGAAAAGCCGGCGAAGAATTCCCTTTGGCATTCAACACCGACTTAGCGATCGAAGCGATCTATCAAGGAGGCAAAGAGATCAGCGAGGCTGAATACTTGAGCTATTAATCTAGCTCAAAAAATTCTTTGATCTGATCAAATAAATATCTGTAATTTTCACGGAGCAGGATTCTATAAAATATAGGATTCTGCTCTTTGTATTTGGCGAGCTTATCGTCATTGTCATCTCTGATACAGCAGGCTATATTCGCAAACCTATCGCAAACCTTCACGAAGATCGCGAGATCATCCTGGGATACCTGGTTAAAATACGCTTCTGGGTTTGAGCTGTTCTTAGTCAGCAATTTAACGATCAATAAAATCCTTGGATTTAAGGCCCTTAAAATTTCGTCCTGGGTGCATAGGGTATCTTCGAGGATATCGTGCAAATAAGCGGCACAAATGACGTCTTCAAGAGCTTCTCTTGGTATTAATTCAGAGTATAATCTGACTGCATTTACTACCATTTGTAAGTGATCTGAATAAGGACTATTTCCGTACTTCTGATCCGCGTGATAAACAAGAGCCAGTTCCCTGGCTCTATTTATTAATTGACTTTCCATATTTTTATTTTTAAGCATACCAACTACAATAAACACCTTCGTCTCCTTTGCTGTAAAGATTGATGATCCCGTGCTCACTTCTCAGATAGTAGCTAGGATTTCCCCCACTTACCCAGGCATTCACGTTCTTTCTGATCGGTTCGCCACAGAAACTATCTTTAACTGGGGCAGTTAATCCGGCCATGCTACTATATCCCTGGCTTGGGACCATCTTCCCCTGGATCGGCTGAATAACAACGCTTTTATTTTTCACTTCGATTACCTGGTAGAAGTCAATGTTTGTCTGCTCATATCCCCAGCTGTCATAGACGATCTCTCCGACTTGGAAAGGATTGTTTTCAAGCGCTCTTTTCTTCTCCGCTTTTCTTTCGTCCTCGTAGGCTTTAATCGCTAATTTACGATTTAATTCTTTCTCAAGCCAAGCTTCCATTTGCTCGACATTTCTAAATCTATAATTGAAGAGCGGTTTAGCATTGGCGCTTTTTGCTCTCAAGTTACGGCCCAAAGCGACACATCTTTCGATATTGATTTCAAGACCGACATTAACACTGGCGAATTTACTGATTAAGTTTTTCATGGGATTAGATATTTATAGGATTAAAGACTGATTCTTCCGTTTCTCTGAACATGATCGTTCAAAATGATCTGGAAAACAAGGGCGAGTAAAATAAATAAATAAATCATTTTTCAAGGGGTTTAGATTAGTAGCACACTGACTACATATCAAAGGTAATAAATTATTTCATAAATAAAAATAATTTATAATAATTTTTTTTCTGGGTTAATTAGCTAGCCCAGGAAAGATTTCTTCTAGTTCTCCGGCTTCGATCGCCTTAAAGATTTTCACTAAGTTTTCTGGCTTGTATAAGTATTGAATAATTCGCAAAGCTTCTTTTTGATTGCCTTCAGTAGCAACCATTATCTGAGCGTAAGCGTCTGCCATGCTAGGCTCCACCCAGTCTAAAATTTTGATTTGATTCTCATTCAATCCGGCGCGATCCTGGCGGTGGCTATTGAAGAAAGCATTGTAAGCAGCACCGTAAGCAAGTTCTTTTAATTGAGCATTCATGATCTTTATTGTTTAGATGTTCTGTCGTTCTGACTACATATCAAAGATACGAAAGTATTTTAGAATAAAAAACTTTTTTAATAATTTTTTTCTTAAAGTATAAACTTTTTTTCTATCCCTATTTATAAGCAAAGTAAAAAACTAAAAAAATGACGGTAAAAGAAGGAATCGAAAAAATCCGCTTGATGCTAGCCTCAGAAGGCGAAGCGGACCAAGTCGAGACTAATGAGCCAGAGGCACCCGTTTCTGAATTAGCTTTTGAATCTTACGATCTTAAAGACGGATCGAAGATTGACTTGAGCGGATTAGAGATCGGAGCTGAAGCTTCTTTAGTAGACGAAACGGGGAACGCTTCCCCGGCTCCAGACGGAGAGTACGAGTTAGTAGACGGTACTATGATCACGATCGTAGGCGGTAAGGTAGAAGGCATTGAGACTCCTCAAGCTGAAGCTGAGCCGATTGAAATGCCAGAGGAAGAGATTCCAATGGAGTCGGACAAGTTCACAGAGATCGATGGCACAATCGAAAACTTAAAGGCAGAGAACGAAGCTTTAAAAGCTAAGATCGCATCTATCGAGGGAAAATTCTCTCAAGCGATCAACGATCTATCTGACGTAGTTTTAGGTTTGGCTTCAACTCCAAGCGCTGGTCCTATCCAGGCACCAAAAAATTCTTTCTCTCAAGTAGAGAAAAGAGAAGATAAAATCGAGAGATTTTTAAACAAAGTAAAAAATTTAAAATAACAATTTAACAAACAAAAAAGATGGCATTTGTAGTATCTTCATTGGCTGACTATACAGAACAAAACGCGACTCAATTAGTAGCGTCTTCAGTATTAGGAGCAAAAACAATCTCTTTGATCAAGGATCAAGGAAACGTAATGTTAGGCGTAAAATCTGCTGAGACAGTTAACATCATGGACACAGACGCGTTCTTCCAAGATGGTTCTTCTTGCGGTTTCAACGCTTCTGGCACAACAACTTTCACACAGCGTACTTTAACTGTTGGAAAGATTAAGGTAAACGAGGCACTTTGCCCGAAAGATTTAGAAGCTAAGTATTTACAGAAGGCTTTGCCTGCTGGTTCTTCTTACGATTCTATCGTATTCGCTGCTGAATACTCACAACGTAAAGCTGACAAGATTGCTTCTCAATTAGAGATCGCAGTTTGGCAAGGAGATACAGCTTCAGCAAACGGAAACTTGAACAAGTTCGACGGTTTCGCTAAGTTAATCGCTGCTGCTTCTGCTTCAGTAATCCACGCTAACACGACTACTTACTACGGTACTCCTTTAGCTGCTTCTGCTGGTATCACTACTTCAAACGTGATCGCTGTAATCGATGCAGTTTACAAGGCTTTACCTGCTGAGATCGTAGCTAAGGACGATGCGACTATCTTCGTAGGAATGGATGTATTCCGTACTTACACAATCGCATTAAAGAACGCGAACTTATTCGCTTACAACTTTGATGGCAAGGCAGATTCAGAATTGATGTTACCAGGAACTACTATTAAGGTAGTAGCTGTTCAAGGTTTGAATGGTCTTTCTAAGATCTATGGTGGTCGCGTTTCTAACATGTTCTACGGAACTGACTTATTAGATGAGCAAGAGCGTTTCGAATTGTTCTTCGCTAAAGAAGCTGATCAAGTTCGCTTCGTAGCTGAGTTCAAGGCTGGCGTTCAGATCGCTTTCCCTGCTGAGATGGTAGATTTCATCTTAGCTTAATTCTTACCAATAAGTTCGGGGAGATTCCATTGGATTGGACTCCCCTAATTTTAACCTTTTAAATTTAAAATAATGGCTTGCGCATTAACTCAAGGATATACCTTAGATTGCAAAGATTCATTAGGCGGGATTACGGAAGTGTATTTCATTGAAAAGGGTAACGTATCTAGCACGACTGAAGCAAGCGGTGTAATTACTGCGATCACTAAGGGAAGCGGTAAGGTTTTTAGAAAATATGAATTAGTTCCTGGAACTTCTTCTTTGACTGAGAACATCAACGCGAACGTGCAAAACGGGACTGTATTCTACGCTCAAGAATTGTCAATCATTCTTAACAAATTACAAGCGAATACAAGAAACGAAATTCTTTTATTAGCTCAGAATACTTTAGTAGCTGTCGTAGGCGATAACAACGGCAAATACTGGTATTTAGGCAAGGTCCACGGACTTAATATGTCAGGTGGCAATGGTGCAACCGGTACGGCTCAAGGAGATCGTTCTGGATACACTTTGACATTCTCTGCTTCAGAAGGTGCTTTGGCTCCAGAAGTAGCAAGCGGTGTAATCTCTGGATTAACTGCTTAGTAAGATAGTCGTTTGGTTAGACGGGGAGGGGGCGAGAGCCTCCTCTTTTTTTTGTTTTATAAAATAACTTTGCTTTGCTATTTATTATCGATGATTCATTTAACTAAAGGACAGCCGGCTAAATTAGTTTTAACGCTAACCGAAAAGCAAACGCTTTCGGCTCCTAACTATTTGTTTTATTTTAAGTCCAGAGCGACTGATAATACTAAGGCTTTTGTCTTATTGAATACAGCTGACACTTCAGGATACAAGGACAGATTCAACTCGTTTAATATCGCTACAAATAGCTATTTTGCTAATTATGACAGTGGCGAATATACCTACGAAGTTTACGAGCAAACTTCTACGACTAATTTAGATCCTACTTTAGCTACTGGATTGCTAGAGAAGGGGCAAATGTCGCTTAAAAACTCGACAGAATTTGAGTTCACGACATACAACCAGACGAATAATACCTTTATAGTGCGCGATATATGAGCAATACAACGAATTTCTTGAACGTCCTTACCTTTGCGGAGGCCAGACAGCCAGAATACCAAGAGAAAAAAGGCGAGAATGGTGGGTACATTGAGTTTGGAAAAAAGAATGATTATCCTAATTACTTGGTAGATCTGTTTAGCAAGTCAGCTAAGCATAACGCGATCATTAAAAGTAAGGTAAACTACATCACTGGAAACGGATTTAAGCC